ATGCAACTGCTGATGCTTTAACTGAAGCTAATATGGCAGACTATCAAACTAGTTTAGTAGATGAGTTTGCACCATACGGAATAGACCGAACAAATTTATATGAAGATTTTGTTGATAACAGAGATTTAATTTCTGAAACTGCAACATCACCACAATTTGATACAAGTTTAATAAATGAATTTGGAGTTAAAGACAGAGGTATCTTTGATGCTAATCAAGGTTTACAATATGGTTCTATTCCAGGAACTTCAAACCAAGGTTTTGTATCTGCTTACGGAACTCCTGATGATCAATTTGCTAATCCACAACCTTTTGGAACTTCAAACCAAGGTTTTGGTTTAATGAACTCTGATGCAGCTAAAGCTGCAGCGATGTCTGTTATGAGTAATGCATTTAATCAAAATGTAAATCCTGCAACAAGTGATATGGGTTTTCCAAATAGAAATATGGATTTCCCTGATCAAGGTGAATTAACTGCAAGTTTACCAGGAAATAATCTTTTTGCAGAAATTACACAAAAAGACATAGATAGATTTAAACAACCTATGACACAAATGATGGACTACGATACTTACAAATCAATTAATACAGATTCTACTTTAACACCAGATGAATTTAATCAGTTAAAAGCACGGGTGTAGGCCATGGCTAAAACTCCAATAGGTGAAATTTCAGATTTACTTTTAAATAAACACTCTAATAAAGTTACAGAACTTTATAATCAAAACGTATTAGTAAAAGATATTGGTAAAAAATTAGGTATTAGTAGAGCTGCTGTTTCAAGAATACTTTATATTTTAAAAGAACAAGGTAAAATAAAAGATCGAGGACAAAAAGGTTTAAAAAATATTATTAATGCGGCATATGACAAGATTAAAAAAAGAGAAGGAAGAAATCCTTATTTATTAGAATTACAAAGAGAAACAGGAGTATTTGACAATGTTATAAAAAAGAATTTGGATAGACCTTTAACATCAGGCAGAACGGTAGGTCCCCTACGAGGCGCTGGCGCAATAGCATCTAAAGAAATGTATAGAACAAAAAAGGTTGATAAGCCACGTCCTCAAAAAATAGCAGGAGAAGCTGCTTCAGTAAATTGGCCAAGTAGTGAAGTTAAAAAAGATTATGTTAAACAATTAGAAGAAATATATAAAAGTCCAAAGGCTAAAAGAACAAACCAAATATTAGCAAAAAATTTTGGAATATCAGTAAATGATGTTGAAAGAATTAATAAAGTTTTAATAAAAGAACGTAATTTAAAATATCCTGAAGCTGATACAACAGCCGTATCTAAACAAAGATATAGTGATTTAAAATTATCTCAAGGTTTTCCCGACATATCAGCTCCTGCAAAAAGTGGTTATCAATTTCATCACATGCTTCCCTACGCAGGTTATGCCAAAGTTAAAAGTGGTGATGTAATGTTATTTAATAAATACCTTAATGCTAAAATAGGTCCAGAAAATTTAGAATTAAATAGAATTGCTAGAGAAATTGTAGGGTTAGATTTAAATGGTGATCCTAATGCTTTAAATAAATTAGATGCATTGAATGCAGAGTCAGAAAAATACTATAACAAAGCTAAAAATAGATTACCTAATAATTTAAAAGGATCAGTAGGGTATATTAAATACAATCCTATTTTTGATGAAAACGGACAAGTTTTTGATTTAGGACAAGAACGTATTGGTGTGGACTCAAAACTTTCATTAAAAAAATTTACTAATGATGTTTCTAAAAATATAAAAGATTTTTCAATTGAAGAGGTAAAAAAATTTAAAACAAATGTTATTAGTGAAGCTAATTCATTAGTTAATAAAACTAAATTATTAAGTAAACCAGATCAAATTAAAATATGTAATTTTTTATCTAATGGTGGTTTGCCTGGTGATTGTGCTAGAGCTATAAGAAAAGATCCAGAAAAAGCTGCACAAATAATTTCTAAAGTTCCTGCAAATACAAAAGAAACTACAGCTGTAAAAGAATCTGCACAAAAAATGATTCGTTTATTTGAAACAGGAGCAGTTACTACAGCTAACAAAATTCCTCAACCTCCTGTTAAATCAGAAGTAGAAAATATTAGAGTTGTTAATGAATTTATGCAAAGAAATCCAAGGGCAGATATAAAATATAATACAGACGCTGGTACATTTGTTAATACAAAAACTAATACAATAGATAATAACTTTAATGCTAAAGATTTTGCAGAAAAAAATCCAGTAGAAGTAAAAGCTGGAACAGAAGATGCATTAAAACCTATCAAAGGTAATTTATTAAAAACTGTTGGTAAATCTTTAGCCTATGTCGGCGCTCCACTGCCAACTGCTCTTATAGATAGTTACTTTGTGGGTAAACAAATTTCAGAAGATAGACCTGCATCAGAAATTGCTAAAGATCCGTTGAACTGGTTAGGACTTGCTACTATGTCAACACTATCAAATATTTCTGGTGTATCTAAACCAGGTAAAATGAATGCAGCATTAAGATTAGGGATGAGTCCAGGATTAATTAGAGGTGTTAGTAGATTTGCTGGAATACCAGGGCTCGCGATTAGTACAGCTTTAACTGCGTATGACCAATACAACAAATACAAAAACGAAGAAGGATTGATATACGATTTTTTTAATAAAGGCTCTAAGGCGATCTAATTGACAGAGTCAAAAACAACTGATACAACCCGATAAGGTGTTGAATCAACAGAAAATAGAGGATAGAATAGCTTATGGCTACAATAGATAAAAGTTTACCCAATACAAAGACTGAAATAGAAATTCCAGGAGAAGAAGTAATTGTTGGAGCAAAAGAAGAAGAAGTTGTTGAGGAACAAGGCAAAGAAACAGATATTACCATTGAAGAAGATGGTAGTGCTACAGTTAACTTTGATCCAAAAGCAGTAACTCCAGAAGGTGGCGAAGATCACTTTGAAAACTTAGCAGAATTTTTAGACGACAATGTTTTAGATCCATTAGCCTCAGAGTTAATGGACAAATACAAAGATTACAAACAATCAAGACAAGAATGGGTAGAAAGTTATAAAGAAGGTTTAAATCTTTTAGGATTTAAATATGTAACTAGAACAGAACCATTTAGAGGAGCTAGTTCAGTTACTCACCCAGTGTTAGCAGAAGCTGTTACACAATTTCAAGCGCAAGCTTATAAAGAATTATTACCTGCAGAAGGTCCGGTTAGAACTCAGATATTAGGAAATGTAGATGTTCCTAAAGAAGAACAATCTAAACGTGTTAAAGATTTTATGAATTATCAAATTATGGATCAGATGAAAGAATATGAACCAGAGTTTGATCAAATGCTTTTCTATCTACCCCTCAGCGGTTCTACTTTTAAGAAAGTTTATTATGACGATCTATTAGGTAGAGCCGTTTCAAAATTCGTACCAGCTGAAGATCTGGTCGTTCCGTACTCTGCTACCTCATTAGAAGATGCGGAAGCTGTCATCCATGTTCTACGTATTTCTCAAAACGATTTACGTAAACAACAAATCAATGGCTTTTATAGAGACATTGATTTGGGTGAACCGCCTTTACAAGAAGATCAATTAAAACAAAAAGAATTAGAGTTAGAAGGTATTAAACAAAATGGTAGTGAAGACATGTACACCATTTTAGAAATGCATGTAAATATAGATTTAGATGGTTATGAAGATGTTAACCCTGAAGATGGTGAGCCTACAGGAATTAAATTACCTTACATTGTAACTGTCGATGAAGCGAATGGAAAAGTTTTATCTATTAGAAGAAACTATGGTGAAACAGATCCATTAAAAAGAAAAAAAGATTATTTTGTACACTTTAAATTTTTACCAGGTTTAGGTTTTTATGGTTTAGGTTTAATTCACATGATTGGTGGATTATCTAGAACAGCTACAGTTGCATTAAGACAATTGTTAGATGCAGGAACTTTAGCAAACTTGCCAGCTGGTTTTAAAACTAGAGGTGTAAGAATGCGTGATGATGCACAACCTTTACAACCTGGGGAATTTAGAGATGTAGATGTTCCGGGTGGAAATATCAAAGATCAATTTATGCAATTACCATTTAAAGGTCCTGATCAAACTTTATTATCTTTGATGGGTATTGTTGTTCAAGGTGCACAAAGATTTGCATCTATTGCTGATGCACAAGTTGGAGATATGAATCAACAAGCTGCAGTTGGAACTACAGTTGCATTATTAGAACGTGGCTCTAGAGTTATGTCTGCAATTCACAAAAGATTATATGT